AATCGTTTGATTTTATGTGATTTTTCATGTTTTTAAGTGCCTGAGATATGGCACTTTTTCTTTTATTTGAATTTATTCTATTTTAAGTTTGGGGGTCACAACGGGGGTCAGTTGATAATTACTTGTAGTTTCATTTTCTACATATATTATACATCTAATTTTGTTATAATTGTTTCTGGCAACTATTACCTCCCATCGAAAGGAGGTGAGTGCCTTGAAAGATTTCCTTACTTCGGTTGTTGCCCCTATCCTTGTGGGTATAGTGCTTGCACTATTCGATCACTGGCTAGATGATCGGCATAACAACCATAAACGTTAATAGTTGCCTTTCTACCCTCAACACTTAGCAGGTTGCACTAAGTGTAAAAAAAGCATTACCTTTTGTGACGATCAGGTAATGCTTTTTGAGTGCTTGAAATATTAACTTCCTTACTTCGTTGCAAATAAAGTATAACATGTTTGAAACTTGTTATACAACTTATTAATTAACTTGTTAATTAACATTAATCTATATACACAAAAAAGCCACTCCAGAGAAATATCCAGAGTGGCTTTTAAGCTATATTAAGTTGTCTATTTAAAAGTTCCCCACGGCTCATTGCCTGCACGACATACTAGGTAACCATAACCGTTTGAGCGTGGCTGTCTAATCCAAACATAGCCACCGTGACGGCTATATGCGTCATACTTAACTTCTGTACCTGCTGGAAGTTGAGCAATAATCTTAGAACTTGTAATTAGCTACCATATCTAAGATTAATTGCCCCACCTGTTACAAACGTACCTTTTTCAGAATACCAAGTATCCCCAAGATCGTCAGTCCATTTCTTAACTTCTGGTCGTGGTTTGGTTTCTGAAGGTGCAGGTTGAGAACTTGGTCTACCGTCAACATTAGGCTTAGCAAGTTTCAACCAACCTTCTTTTGTAGTATTAACCACATTTCTGTCCATGTCGCCACCCGTAAATTGCCAAATAGTATAAGTTGGCCATGGACTGACATTGAAACTAACATTTGGTAACGTCCAAGAACTCCAATTCATGGTAGCATACCAAGCTAACCATAGACCGCAATCTTTAGCGCAGTTACCTACTTCAGGAAGTGCAGCTTGACCAGTATAGATGAGTGGCCATACACCAGTTAGTTCATGATACTTGTCAACGAACTTTCGACACCAATTTGAGTCTTTACCATACTTAGGGTTTTGGTAGTCTTCCCAGTCAAGAGCAGGAACGGCTTCGCCTACATAGTTCTTAGTATTTTTATAGAAGAAATTCGCTTCAACAGACGGATCTCCGCCACCTGCATAGTGGTAGACACCGAGCATTTTCCCAGCTTTCTTAGCAGCCTGATAATCGGTATCACAGTATGGGTTTACATAGTAAGTTCCTTGAGTAGCTTTTACCATAGTGATATCAGTACCACTTTGAGTTGCAAAACTTCTAGGGCTTCCACTATATACATCAACCATTTTAAGCATTCTTTTTTTTCTCCTTTTTTGTTTCTGTCTTTTCAACTGGCTTATACTGACCAGTTACTGTTTGCATACTTTCAACAGCATTCTTAGTCTGTTTCATAGTAGTAACCGACTTCTCAATCTCACCTTTGATGTACGCTGTCGAAGGGTGCGGTAAGTGTGCCATGTCTAAGATAGCAGTTAAGTAATTAAAGGCACTTACCAGCTTTTCTTGGCCTGATCCACCTTCTTTGTCAGTTTGAAAAACAATTGCTCCTGCAGATCTAGCAATCATTTGCTCAGCCTTAGCTAATGCGTCTCCTTGCAGTGCTTTCTTATCAATTTCAATTTTGTGCTTTGAATAAAAATAAAGATTATTGTCACAACTACCGATAGAACAACAATAACCAAGTCTGTAATTTGTCCTAAACTCATTTTCTATCCTCTTTTTCTTTAAAATCATCTATCTTGTTTTCTAACCGTTTAACCTTCTTGCGCAACTTGTCATTTTCTGCATCAATTTCATCAAAAGCTTTCTCACTTTCAAGCCAACGATTTCTATATAAATCACGGTCAGCTCTTAGTTCTTCCTTATCATCTTTTGATACATCATGACTCAGCTTGCGTAAAGCATTCCATGCAGTTATTCCTGCTACAACACCAGAGATGAGAAGTGCTATTTCACGGATTAAGTTAGCCCAGTCTTGCACTTCTTACCACCTACTTTCGTCGTTTAACTGTCTTAGAAAATACTGCTAAATACTGAATGACTAATAACCAAGCCACAATTGCTACAATTGATAGCAATCTACTATAGTCATGAACAACTAGAACATGTCCTAGTTGTAAAACGACTAGCATCATCAAGAAGAATGCTGAACATGCAAGTAAAACAGCATTAGCAAGCTGACTCTTTCCTCCTGCAAAAACAAACGCAATTAAGCCAATCCCAACAATTATTGCAAAAGCATCTACTAAATCGTTATTAAAGAACCACTGCCATTCTGGTGGCCAATAAAAAAAGGAGTCGTTCACTAATAGAACGATCCCCATAGAGGCTAGCAGCAATCCAAGAATTAAATGCAGCAAATTAAGCTTGGCTGTTTGCCACAGTTGTTTGATTTCCTGCCACATAGTCATCACCTGTAATTCTCTTATAACCTGCTGCGTCAAAAGTTCCTTGCTCTACAAATCCAGCAATTGTCGAATCAGTAAAATAACCATTATCTAAGGAAGATTTGCACAAACTTTCAAGATTTGAATAAATAGAACTAAAATCGAAGTCAAACATTATTCAGCACCTTCTTCTTTCTTAGTCTTTTCAGTTTCATCTGAAGTGTTAACTGATTTTGAAAGCTGTTGGACCATTGGTACAAGCTGAGCAAGAACCGCTGTAGTCTGCGCTTGTCCCTTTTGTACACCCGTTAGCGCTTGAACAACCTTGTCGTTCTTTTCAGCATCTTTTGCCTTATCTTTTTCATAGCTCTCCATCTTCTTTTGAATTGCTTCATTATTTGCTTGTAGTTTTGCAATTAATGCTGGCTGTGACTTATCACTGTTCTCAATCCAACTATGAGACTCATCGTCCCAAATAGCATCTACCAACTCTTCACTAGGTTTCTCTGCATGCCAACGAAATGGTAAATCCACTGGACTTAATTCGCCTGGGAAAGGAATTGCTAAGTGATGCAATTCAATGTTTGGGCTGGTTGGATCTGAATAATAATAAAAATTAATTTTTCCGTTACTTACAACTTCGTTCAATAATTTTGAAAAATTTTCTACTTCCATAATTTTCCTCCATAAAAAAATCCTTAGTTAAACTAAGGATTAAATAGGTCTATTCAAATATTCATGCCATTGTCCCCAAGCTGAGGTACTTGAGGATTTTCTGCCGTACATATTATCGCCTTCATAGAGCGTTTGATAAACAGTATTAGCATCAAATACTGTTACCTTGACATAAATCCAGTGCACATTATTAGTTTGATAAGGTCCATTTTGAATGTAACAATTTGCTAAACGATAAATACCAGTACTCCTCAAGTCATTAATATTGACGGTTGTGTTGCTAAATGAACCTTGCGGAGAGTTATAGTCAACACGCCGTTTCAAATTCGTTAATTCTGTTCTTAAAGTACTTAAATTAGTATTCAACGCATTAATTGCCTCTGCAAATGGGTGTAATGCCATCTGATCCACCAGCCAAGGCTGTTTTACAGGACAAGTCTGATGAGGCCCCTCTTTTACATTAGCAACATCAAAACTATTAATTACAGTTACAACAGGATTGGCATTGTTAATATCTGGTCGTCCATTAACACAATCCCAATTAACTGTGCCCGTATAATGACCGTCCGCCAAAATAGCAGCTGTTTCTGTGCCTAGGGCGTTTCTAATTGAAATACGGTTAGAATTATCGTCTCCAAGTTGAATGGCTAAATCTAGATTGTCAGAGGAATTGTTATCGCCAAAAATTTTTACATAGTCTGTAGCACCATTCCATTGAAGACCGCCAATATTGCCTTCCTGAATATTAGGTCCAGCATTAGTTCCTTGCCATAAAATAGTGCTTCCTTTAGCCATCTTGCCGCCACCAAGCGGCAGTCGACTATTTACTTCATCGATGTTTGCTATTCTTTTCCACCCAGTCCAAATATCGCCATTCTTATTGTTTAACCAGTACGTACCATCTTGATCTATAACCGTAACAGAACCCCAACCACCAGGCCCAACTAGCCTTATAGCAAAATAGCATTCTTTTTTATTCATTGGCGGCAAGTTTTTAACGTTTTCGCCATTACCATTCCAAAAGCTAATTTTGCTACTTGTTAAATGGCACAAATCATCGTCCGCTGCACCAGCCTCGATAGGCAGTTTTGCATTGATAGCATCAGCTAATTGACCAATTACTAGTTGATCTACTGGCCGACGTGAAAAGTTACCATTGCTATCGAAACCAGCGTTTTCGTCCAACGTCCCACTCTTATTCGCTACATCATAGCTGATAAGAGTTGTAGCTTTAAGTTTAGGCAACGTTACTTCGCCATTACTATCTGCTCTATGACCATTTACTGACTTAACTTGACCAGCAATTTTGTTGTTAACTTCATCTTTGGTGTAAGTAGTAGCTTTATCTGCTTTTTTACTTAGCTCGCCATCGACATAGCTCTTGTCAGCTTTAGGCGAAATTATATTATTGACTTCGTCCTTGGTGTAGGTAGTTGATTTATCTGCCTTTGTCTCGAGTTGCTGATTTACTGCACTTTTATCGGCTTTTGTGTCGAGCTGTTGTTCAAGATTTTGATGATAAGTCTTATTTTCTTGCTTATAATCATTTAAATTTTTAAGGATTTCAGCATCTTTGTCATTTAGCTTAGATACGGCATCTGAAACTTTAGCATCAATTTCAGTCTTATTATATGTATCTTTCTTACGGTAAACATCATCAGGATTAACTTCTACAGTTACCTTATCTGTTCTACCAATTACTAGATACATTAAGAAATCAAACTTGAATAAAGTTTGCTCGCTAAAATCTGGAATATATTCTGGTGTCTTAGCCGTAGCTATACCGTAAAGAATTTCATTTTTATCAGGCTCTTTTGCGTAGATACCAACAGTATGAACATTGTAACCTATTTTCAAGTTCTGATTATCGAAAGTCATTCTGATACCCAAAACAGTATCTGAATTGTCAGTAGTATTTACCACATCGCTCAAGGTTACTGATTGCTGAATACTGGGCAACGTAGTTAAGTTTTGAAGCTCTTCAACAGTCTTCCCTGATAAGTTATCAGTTGATGAAACACCTCGCGTCAAAGAGAATGTTGCCGTACCCTTGTTAGCTCTGCGGGCTAAGTCGATACCTTCATTGGTTAAAATTGTCTTATTATATTCTGACATCTCATCACCTCACTAATTAAATACTTGGCTAGGGCTTGCTTTTGCTATGCTAGCTGCTTTTACAACGTTACCAATGCCCAAGTTCAAATTATCAGAAACCTTTGCAGTGTTTAGCAAAATCTTTACTTGATACAAGAGATTAGCTGGCAAGTAAACATTTAACAGATATTTCAAGTAATTTATCTGATTACTTGTCATTTCTGCTGATTTAGCAGTTGCTACAACAGCCCTTGCACCGTAATTAACATCAATTTTCACTGGAAGATTAACGTTGTTCAGCATATCTCTGAAAAACCTAATTGTTATCGGTCTTGGTGGTAGTACATACATTAAGACCTTGTTTCTGCGCATTTCTAAAGTATCGTTTTCATCTGGAACTATACCCAGTTGACTTTCAAAGAGTGAAATACCTTTTGTATCAGCAGTTGAAACAAATTCATTTAGTAATGTCCGCAAATGGCTATCTTCTAAATCCTTAAGTGTTAAACTTTCAGACTTAAGCAACTCCTCCATCTCATACACGCCCTCATAATAATCAGGCATATAGTTTAGAAGTTCGTACTTATTGTTCATTGATCGTCACCGTCCCGACTACTGGTAATTGTGACTTTGAATTAGTAAAAACTAAATCTATATCTGCGCCCCTGCCGTTTAAAGATGGAAGCTTAGCATTGACCACACCTTCCGTCAGCATAACTTGAGACAGGATCTTAGAACGATATATGGTTTCTTGATAACCCCTACCAAGTTTTTGATTGATATCTGCCCAGTCCTTTCTCAATGATTGGAAGTAGCCCTCAACTGCTTTAGTAATGCTGTCTTTCACATACCGTGTTGCTTTTGTATCATCAAGTTTTACTGAAATATCAACATTTACAATTAATTCTTCAGGAGCAGTCACAGTTACAGCATGGTCAATTGGAGCTAATCCATAACCCTCTGCTTGTTTATCTTCTGGGTCAAGTGTATTTTTAACTTTCTGTACTAAACTAGCACTAGCAGGCATTAAATCATTATTCAAAATAACCACTTTAACAGTACCACCACCATTCCAAGTCGGATAAATCTGTGCTGCTCCTACTTCGTCAATCTTACTGGTCATGTCTAGGTAGTCTGCCACATTACCACCGTAAGCAATCCAACTTTGAGAACTCAGCAATCTTGCTCTTAAGTGGTCGTCACTTTCTACATCCCTTGCAGGAGCTGTAATTTCTGTAATTTCAGCCCATGAAAGCAAGTCGTTTGGAGTAACAGGTAAAATCTGCCCGATATAACTATTAGCGCTTGAACCTTTAACTTCTGCTGTTAGTTCAACAGTTAAGTCATCATTGATCTTTGTCACAGCATAAAAAATAGGCGAGTCGCCAATACTGGCAAACTTATCGCCTATTTGAACATTATCTAACGGTTCTTTCTTGTCATTTAAAACTTTAGCTTTAGCTTCTGTTTGAGTAGCAGGATATCGACTTGTGCCATGTTCAATTGCTCGATAGTCTAGGAACTCTCCAGAAGCAGTTTTGATATAAGTTTCTTTGATTACATTAGCCATATCTAAGGATTGCTGACCCATAACTAATGCAGCAGGAGCTAAAGCGTCATAGATTATTGAACCCTCACGCTTGTCAATGTTATCAGGCACAACATCAAGCATTTTTCTTAAAAAATAGTCATAATCTTTATTTTGGAATTCAGTAATTAGTTCATTTGGACTCACTTAATGCTTACCTCGCTTTCTATTGGTATATTTCCATAACTTGTTTGACATTCTCCAGTAAGAGTTAAAGTATTGGGGCTTGTTTCGTTGATACAAGTAATATCAACTTTGATTACACGTTCATCAGCTAATAGTGCTTCTTTGACCATTCGCTCAGCTTCAACTTTGGAATAGCCTAAGTCTTTTCCCAGTAAATCGTTTAAATCATTACCATATTGATCTGTATAAATCGGAAAAACAAAACGTTCTGTTTTTAGGATCTTATCTACAGCTTGAACCATAGCACCTAAGCCATCAAACTTATTCCGTATTCTGCCGTTAGCAATCTGAAAGGTTAGTGTTGGATTTTGATTTTCTTCATTATCCAAATTAACCACCCTCTCTCTCAAATAAGTAGAATTGTTGACCGCCATCAGCACGGATCATAGTTACCTTATCTCCAACTCTTAGGGAATTATCAAAAGTAAAAGTAGCGGGTTTAGTGGTCTTTTCAGTTTTAGGCTTTTCTCCGTCTTTGCCTTTCTTTTCTTCTGTAGTCGTCAAACTACCACTCATTGAAAAGCTTCCAATGTGCTTTCCCAATACAATGAAATTATCGTCAATAATCATTGAGTTAGAAATTTGTACCCTTAAAGGAGAAGCACTGATAACACGACCATAGATAACATCGGAATACTCAGAATCACTACCGCCCCGTTCCGTCAACATTTTTATAAGCTGTTCTCCTGCCATTTTGTACCTACTTTCATTTCTAAGCTGCAAGTGTAATCTGTCCCGAAGTTATGAGTTGCTTTCAAAATAGGGCAATTAGTCCAAGTCTTGCCAAAATCTTTAATTTTGACGTTAGCACCAGCACCTGCAATTAGAGAAGTATCGCCCATACAATCAAGCGTTAATTTCCTTTCTGAAACGTTGCGCTTTTTCAACTCGTCATTAGCTTGTTGAACCATCTGTGCCCAGTTTGCTTTGTTCTTGGCATTGACCACTTTAACAATCTGTCCCCAAGTTCTAATCGTATTACCCCTAGCAGAGGCAATCGTAAAACTTGTAGTAGCTGGATCATCTCCAGTGTCGGAAGTAGCAGTGGCTGTTTTTGTCTGTGAATTATCGGTGTTCTTTTGAACAACTTGAACCACGTTAGCAGCATTATCAATACTCTCAGAGTAAGTGTAATCACTCATCGTGTTTTGAGTATCAATAACTAAGAGGGTTCTTGTAGGAATAGGCGCTCTTCTAAGTTCGATATACATATGATTAGCAACAATGCAGTACATTTCGCCAGTAGCAGAGTATGTCTTATCTATTGCGCTCTTAATCATGTCAAATCCTGTCTTACCATCACAAACTTCCGCAGGCACTCTGTAAGTTGGCTGTTCCTTGATATGAAATGGTACACCGAAACGGCGGCAAACATTACTGTATCTATCTCCAAGCGTCCCTGATTGAAAGACGACTGAACCTTCACTCTTTAGATATCTTTCAAAGTCGTAAGCTTTAACGCTCACTGTAGTGTCTGACGTGCATTCAGCACTGAAAACGAAACCCCAGAAAATATCTTTATTATCCCAAGCAAAGTCTACAATTGCCCCCATCGCTGGAATTATTGGATCTTTGCCATTCACAATATCAAATGTTAGCTCTCCAGCAGAGTAATTTAAGTCAGTTACCCACTTAAGATTTTTAACCATGTCCTTGATTTCGACACCAATTCTAGCGCCACCATTATCGTGTTTTAGAATTTGAAGTTTGGTAATCATGCTAATCTCACTTCACTCTGTCTAACCCAACCTCTAGGTCCTCCATTCACTAAAGCAACATGAATTGGAAAAGGATGCCCAGGCGCTAAATAAGTAATTCGTCTTCTTACATTATTTTCATATACACCCGGCGCACTTCCATAACTGTCTAAGCGCAGCCGGCCATTTACAATTACAATTGAACCAATGCCTAACTTCTTAGGAGGAGCTGGTCTTGGTTTAGGTTTTGGAGGGGCTGGGACGTTAACTTTATGGTACTTAACTTCTCTATACTGCTTTAAGCCCAAAGTATAAGCATATTCATCTGCAAAGCCGCTCTTAAAGCCATATTCAAAACTAGAAATCGTCATAGTTACACTAATTTGAGTAGAGCTGACAACTAATTGAACATGATGTTTATTAGCTTGAATGTTTTTAAGCCAATTAATGTATTCATCAGGTTTTAACAGCTTATCTGAACTAATCCAAGAACTATGTTTCTTTGGAAAGACACTATCAATCGTAAGAGATACCAATTTCATGTTACCTACTCGATTAATCTCTCCCAAGTTCACAATAGTTTCTGATTTATCATCAGTTTCATATTTCAAAGTTAATTCTGACGGGTTTACAGGCAATTCAACTGTTCGATTGGTTGAATAATCAGTGATATAAACACCAAAGCCATTGACCGGCATATTAACCACCTCCTAGAGCTTTATTTCGTCTATCTATAATCTTTTGATCAATTCTGTCTAAAATCTTGTCTATATCTGCATCTGGATCACCAGAAGCATTGATGACAATGGCGCCTTTATCAATTTGAACTTGAGTACTATTGTCTGTCTGACTACTACTGTTGTTATTAGTCAATACTGAATTTGGAGTAATTGATCCAGATGTTACCGTATCGCTACCAACCGAACCAGAAGAAACTACGCCTTGACCAAAAATGCCAATATTAGCTCTTGATCCATCAAGTCCAGTAATTGCACCAGCAACATTGCTAATCGCATCAAGTGCTCTATCAAATCCAGCTGCAAGCAAGTCTCCCGGATTTATACCACTTAATCCAATAGGGTCTAGAGTTGGTGCCATTCCAGAGGCTGCATCTACAACACCTTGTGCCATACTTGCCGAAGCATCAGCTGCTGCACCTGCATCTCTGTTTAGTCCAATAATTAAACCTTGATCGACCCAGCGACCATATTGTCTAAATAGACGAGATGGAGAACCAATGTGAAGCACGCTTTTAGCAGCACTTACCACTTTACTTGCTACACTTTGGACTGCACTAACAGCAGCTCCAATCATGGATTTAATACCATTTACTAAACCTTGAATTAACTGTCTACCAACAGAAACCAAGGCATTTCCAAAACTTCTAGCAGCATTTACAGCACTAGAAATTCCACTTCTAACGGCACTTACTACTCCACTCATTGCACTAGTGATTGCTGAAACCATCATTGCTCCAGCAGCAATAAATAAAGAAGCCATAATCATTACAGACGCTCCAACAGCTACTAAGGCACTAGAAACAGCCATAGCAGCCGCAGCTACTACCATCAATCCAGCACCTAGCATAATCGCAGCCGCAGCTAAAAGCATTAAACCAACTGCCGCAATCATTGCCATTGGTCCAACTAAAACCAAAGCAACAGCTAAAAGCATCAATCCGACCGCTGATACCATAGCTGTGACCATAATCATCATTAAAGCAACTGACATCAACATCAGACCGACTGCTGCGATCATTGCCATAGCAGAAACAAGAACTAATCCTACTCCTAAGAGTAAGATACCTACTGCTGCAACTAAGCCCATAGCCATCACTAAAACTAGGGCAACGCCTAAAAGAAGTAAACCAACTGCGGCAATCAATGACATCGGTCCAATAAGTAATAAGGCAACTGATAAGAGAATTAATCCAACAGCCGCAACCATTGCGCTAACCATGATTAGCATTAAAGCTACGCCCATCAAAAGCAAGCCGACTGCGGCAACAATACCCATTGCAGCGACTAAGACAAGTGCCACACCAAATAGGAGCATTCCAACAGCTGCGATAATTACCATTACAGCAACTAAGGCAATTGCGACTCCTAAAAGTAAGACACCAACAGCTGCAATTAGAGCAGTAATTCCAACTAATGCTAAGCCTACAGCAAAAATCAGCGCTCCAACACCTGCTGCAACTAAACCGACAGCAAGAACTACTAGAGCAACGCCTAAAAGAAGCACTCCAACAGCTCCAACAATTGCAGCTAAACCAAATACAGCAATCGCACCAGCTAAAGCAAGTAAGCCAACTGCTGCACTAGTTCCATATTCTGAAATAGTAGGTAGTTGAGTAGCGAGAAGAGCAATACCAGCACTTGCGACTAAAACAGCAACAGCAATTAAGAGTAAAGCAGCTGCAAAAATAGCAAAGCCAATTGCTCCACCAATTAATGCTGGTCCTAAGAACCTAACTAAGATCACTAAAGCAGCAATAGCAGCAATCATTCCAAAGAACGTTGCTATAGCACCGCCACCTGCACTAGATATCTGCGTAGCTGCATCAGCTAGTAACTTAAATCCAGCACCAACCATTAATGCACCAGCACCAACTAGGGCAAATGCTGCACCCAGTTTCATATATGCACCAGCATTACTTAAAATCTTGCCCGGCTTAGTCATTTTTGGTGACTCAATTTCAGGAGCCTTGATCTTCTTAGCGTTCTTAAAACCTTTAAAGAATTTAGAAACTTCTTTCATATAGCCGCCAATTTTTGCCATAGCTTTCAACATTGTAAAAGCTATCGCCAAAGCTACAAGTGCGTGAGCAATATTATTAATTGTACCTGGATCTAACTTATTCAATTCTTTCAAGCCCCAAACAACAGCTTCAAATACTAAACCTCTTAATCCACCTTTTAAGATAATAAAAGCTTGAGCTAACATCTGAATTGTGCCTGGATCTAGTTCACCAAGTGCTTCTGCAATTCCAGAAATAGATTTAGCAGCGCCACCCAATGCTCCACCAGCTAACTTTCCTAATTGCTTAAATAAGCTGTCTCCTCCGTTAGTTTGGTCCATCGTATTGACTAATTTACCGACAGAGTCAGTAATACTATCAAATGTATCTTTTAGAGAATTAAAAGCGCCAGAATCATCAAAGCCTTTTTTAAAATCATCAAAACCAGTTTTTAAACTGTCTCCTCCGTTAGTTTGGTCCATCGTATTGACTAATTTACCGACAGAGTCAGTAATACTATCAAATGTATCTTTTAGAGAATTAAAAGCGCCAGAATCATCAAAGCCTTTTTTAAAATCATCAAAACCAGTTTTTAAATCGTCAAAAATTGGTTCCATATCAGCAACAGCTTTAAATAATCCGTCAACAAAACCATCAAAATTAACGTTTGATAGCTGATCTGTTAAATCAGAAACAAATTTAATGCCAACTTTACCCACTCTATCAAATGCGCCTTGCAATTTGTTAGCCATTGTTTCCTTTAAACCGTCAATAGCTTGCCCAACTGTTTTGAATTGAGTAGCCATTTTGGTAAAGTTGGCGTTTGTTCCTGTTTTAGCTATTGCGTTCAAGAAGTCCTCAGTTTTAACCTTTCCATCTTGAACGTTCTTAATTAATTGTTGGGTACTTACACCCATTGTCTTAGCAACGGCAGAAATACCTGCTGGCGTTTGTTCTAGCATAAGTTTAAAGTCTTGCCATTGCACCATTGGCTTGGCAGCCATTTGAGTTGCCTGCTCTGACAAAGTCTTCATAGCTTGTTGCGGATTAGAAGAAGCAGCAGCTAAACCACCAAAGCCTCTAACTAATTGATCCACGTTTTTCGTGCCAACAGCAGCCAATTGTGAGTAAGTACTTGCCATATCAGAAGCACCGTAAATAGTTTGCTGGGCGAACTGTTGCATTGACTTTTTAGCAGTAGCAATTTCAGCCGGACTTTTGCCCAATTGGTGCATGTTCCCATCGAAAGTCTGCCATGCTTTACTTGCTTCATCCAATTCGCCATACATGGAACGAATTCCAGTACTAGCAAGTTCCATACCTTTGTTGATTGCTCCGCCAACAACAGTACCGCCAACCATTGACTTGAACATACTACCGCCACTAGAACCGCCAGAAATAGCTTCTTTCAATTTGCTCATACCACTTTGCGCTTTTTGCAAACCACTAGACAGGCGATCTAATGGGTTACTAAAAGCGTCATTAATCTTAACAGTGGTGCTAATTGTACTCATATACTACCTCCTTTCTTTCCTAAATACAAAAAAAGAAGCTAAGCCTTAAATATGCTTAGACCTAGCCTTTCTTTTCGCTTATCTCTCTTCTTCTTAAGCGTATGTTTGTCGTACTTCAATTGAAGCAACGACTAAAGCCTGCTCCCGTCTTGACATCTCCGCCCATTGCTTAGGCGTCCAATGATATTCATTAAGAACATAGTGATAAATGTTAAAATCGCCAACAGACTCATTTATTAGTTTTTTGCTTCTTCAACCAAGTCTTCTGAACTGTCATCATCGTTAAGACCTGATAAGTCCATAATTGCTTGTGAAAGCTCGGTATATTCACCAACTTTAAGCATTTTCTTCAATACTTTTTCCGGCTTAGCGATACAGCCCCATGAAGTTTGGAGTTCTTCATTGTTTAAGTTAGGAGAAACAACAGCTTCTGCTACAACTAAGTCTTGGAACTGATTTTCATCAGTGTCTTGTTCATACTTATGTGTCTTTCGGTTAAGAACTCGTTTAGTTGCTTGCTTTCGAAGTTCTGATACTTCATCAGCGGTTAAAGATTTAATCTTAAATGGAGACTTAAATCTTTCTAACTTAATTTCTTTTTCTTCTACTGGACTACCAACATTTTCAAATAAAAAATCTTCAACACTTTCAGCCATTTAAATACTCCTTAATTAATTCCGTCAAATGCTTGTACTAAGTTGACACCTTCAAAAGTGAAATCACTTTCCCATTCCATCACGCCATCATCGGCTTCAAAGTCAGCAATGGGAATATCGTCTAAGTTAACATCTGTTAATTGCACCACTTGCTTACCAGCTCTTGAAGTTGGGTCTTGAATAGTTAAAGTTGCATCAAAATATAGATCTTTACCATCTTGAGTGTAAGGAATACCGTACTTAAGCCAATTTGAGCTAATCAAATAACCGCCTAAAGTTCCCGTTCCTTCAACAGAAGTAGTTTTCTTTCTCTTCCAGTGAGATCCTAAGGTTTGAACATCTTCCTTATTCTTTTCTAGCTTAGCTGTGAACTTGTCGCATTCAATCATCTTGATAATATTTCCATTAACCTTGATTGTTAAGGTAGCATCTTTAGTTGAGATCGTATCTCGACCATTTAAAAACTCATCAATTGCAGCCATTTATGTTCCTCCTATCTAACGACCATAGTCATGTAAAGTTTTTCCATTGCGTCAACTGGAGTCACTGCTAAGTTAACAACAATAGAGTCCATATCATTTCCTGCTTCTACTGTAATGTCAGTGTTAGCAAAAGATTGAATCATGTTTCTATTTTGTAAACTAGTTAAGTATGCAATTCGATCTGCCTTAAACAAGTCACGACCAGCCGCGTTATTACCAACATTACCTAAGTAAGTTCTTTCAAAAGTATTTTCAGTGTTAGTAGCAATTTCATCTAAAGTACGTATTACACGGTTCTTAGAGAAAGCTTGTGGCTTTTCAGCAGTGAATTTATGCAATGAGTTAATATCCTGCTCAATAACTACTCTTTGACCAGGGCGAGTAGTGAACACAATTTGCCCAGCATCAAGAGCCTTAATTGTCTTTTCATTATCAAATTTTGGATATGCTGAAACAGCATCTTCAACTTCAAAATAAGTTAAAGAAGTTGCTACATCAGCAGAAGCGGAAATACCAGCGAAGTAACCAGTTGCATCTTTAACATCTACATTAGTACCATCGCTTAAAGTGTAACCATTCACAACGGTTGAAATACCCTCATAGTTATAAGTAGTATCTGCATCAGTAGGAATTACACCTCTAACCTTACGACCTTCATTTTCACGGAGACGCTTAACTGCTTCCACAACCAACTTGTTCATGTTGCTTGATGGTTCAAAGCCAGCAGTAGTAACAACTGCGTACTCTTCATTTTCTAAAGCGTCATTCAATAAGCTTTCAACTTTATTAGACTCAGTAGTAGTACCGCCAGTCAAAGTGCCTGAAACATTAGTAAATGCTACAGGCTTTGAACTACCCTCTTCGACTACTTTTGCAGTGATGTAATCATTGCCCTTGAACTTATCTAATTCATTGAACTTGATTGATTGTTCATCAACCAACTTAGTACCAAAGATAGTTGATACAGTAGCCGCATTCTGATCAGCTGGACTAACTTCAACACTCACTGTAATTTGATTACCCTTTTCACCTGGATAATTTGCAGTAACAGTCCAAGGCAGTCCTTCTTTAGTCAAAGTCGCTGCTGTACCCTCATTGGGGTTAAGAACAAGCACTTTAGAAGCACCTTTTAGTGTTTCCTTTAAAGCTGTAAGAGATGGATCATCTAAAGTAGTACCTAATTTCTTAGTGAAATCACTGTTAGCTTCTACTTCAATGACACCATTCTTGCCCCAGCCTAAGCCTTTATCACGAATTAACAACACTCTACCTAGAGAAGAAGCTGCTTCTCTTTGACCATTACCTACGACATTGATATAAGTGCCTGGTCTGCGCTTATCTTGAGCTTTCCAAGTTCCTCCTGCCATTAAAATCCCTCCTTAAATTTGTCAATCGCCTTTTGAACTTCGGCAATTGTGTATTCTTTGTCATCATCTAAAGCTAATTTCAAAATATCCCGTTCAATAACTGAGAACTTAGGACTTGAAATCAAAGCTTGTTTTGTGAATTTAACGTCTTCAACTTGAATAGGCGCTTTAATTTCGCCCATCGGAGTCTCGGTTTCCGTTTTATTGGATTCCTCCATTAAACTCAATCCTTTCTAGCTTTCCACCGTCTTGAACCGGATACATCTCTAACCTCAAATCAAAACTCATTACTAAAGTTTCATCATCTTGGTTGATAGTCGTTTCTCGGTTTCTAACAGTTGCATAATCATCTAATCTTGTAAAATTATTCAGTAATTTTTGCTCTACTTCTTCCATATCAGCATTAGGGCGATCTGGATTAGCAAAATATGTTATTGAGTAAGACAAGCTTCTATCTTGAATATCAAAAAAGCGACTCTTAGTGACTGTCATTATCTTACTGATATAAAATGACGGCACTTGAAAACCGCTTTTCTGTTTTTCTGAATAAATTGTCACATCAGGAAATATCTCTGATATTCGCTTAGCTATTCTTTCAACTATTGTCATTCAAACAAGTCCTTTAACCCCCACAGACCCTCTGTTACCAACTGTGGCAACTGTCTTTGAATTTGTGGAATAGATTTCTTCATGTAAAACTGACCAGGCACCCAATCTCTAACCAGGCGCTTTTTCAGTACTGGTACATATCTTCCAGGTGTCTGCCTGTGACCACTTTCAACGTAAGAAGCATATTCAGCATTGTTAATTAATTTGATCGTCCAACCACCGCAACCATAGGTCGGTCCTTCTGCCGTCCATGATCTGCGAAGGTTGCCTTGCTTTACAGGAGTGTTTGCTTCCAAAATTCGTAGTGATTGAGTGCCTATACGCCTAGAACTCTTTCCAAGCTCCTGTTTTACATAGCCACTATCAATCTTCTGCCTTACTCTACTAGCGAATTGCTGAAATTGAGCATCATCAACGTGTCCTAAACTCATGCTTTCTCACTCCTAACCATCGCTACTTCCTGATGGCTGAAATAGCCACTATAGCCCTTACTAGCACGTTTATATTTAGTCATTTGACCATTTACATCAGTCACATAAATATCTGCACCAGCAGGGATTTTAATGCCATTTCGAATAATCAATTTTGCATCATATTCGTCAGTGCCGAAGAATGATTGTTCACTAGTTGATTGCCCTTTTAAGACAACCTTAGCTGGTTCATCTTCAACAATAGTCACATCTTCGCTATTAGTGATGTAGCCATGTTTGGTTGGCTGAGTACCCACAATCTTAACTCGATCATTCCATAGCTTAGGAAGTGCATTTTTTAAGCCATTAAAGTAACTCATTGGGCTAACCTTCTAAAATTATTGAGTAACAATACATAGTTATCCGTAATCGTATTAATAGCTTGCAATGCTGAATAAATATCACTTGGAGATCTAAAAGAAACAGATGTATCGCCCTCTGATAGGGATTGAATATTCCCTACTTGTTGATCTTTTGGTACTAGCCATTGATGAGTGTCAATAGTTTGTACTGCTAAGCCTAAAATAGTTGGTTCAAGCTCTTCTGGTAGCTCTAAAATTGGAATATTTGTGTAAATTGAAACATCAGAAATAACTTTTTCTAGTGTAAATTCCAATACGCTGTCATAGTTAGGTGCATTATCAGTATTAGGCAGAAAATCAGCTAAATGTTTTTTGACCTCTTCAAATCGTGGGTATTTATCCATCTAACCACCTACTTCACTAAAGCTAATAATTCGTCTTTCTTGGTCTTACCAGTGTAATCAATGTGATTCTTATCTAAGTAGGCCTTGATTTCTTCTAAAGTGCTTTCAGCAGTTGGTTTTGCGTCTTGACCACTTTGTTCTTGATCTTTCTTAGGCTTATCACTTACTACGAATTGGATACCCTTAGTCTTAGTATTCAAAAGTAAAACATCGTCATAAGATTGTTCGTAGTACAAATAATTACCAGATGTTGCAGCTGATGGTTGGTCAAAACCTACAAATGAATATTTTTCAGGTGCAATTTGAACACCGTTGTAGATTAAGAACATTTCAATTTGTTTAGCAGTATCAATTATCTTAGAACCATCAGAGAAGTCATAAGCTGTTTGCATTAAATCAGATGGAACAACTCGAATAGTTACATCGTCAAGACTGTAAACAGTACGTTGAATATTATTAGGATCTTTCAAAGTTAAAGCACGGTTCATAGCTTCAGCACGCTTTAAGATTGCATTAGTCTTAGGTGTTACGTAAAGAATACGGTTAGTTGATGGAATACGGGCTTCATCAAAATCAAGCATCATATTATCAAAAGCAGGAAGAATGTTCTTTTCATCTAATGTATTAGTAGTAATACCACCATCATGAGCTGCTTCCTTGCCACTGTATAAATGAGAGAACATGTAACGGTCTTTTTCAGGCATCTTAGAATCTAAGTTGAATTGCTTAGTAATGTTAGCCAAAGACACAACCATGTTGGTTTCATCAATGTCTGAAGGATCTACAAGAGTTGACCAGTAACGTTCATTCTTTAATTCGTATGAGTCCCAGTCGTTGCTGTAGTTAGCTACTGGTGTTGTGATCGTTCTACGTTGTCTATCCTTACGACCACTGGTAATTTCTAAACGTGGAACTTTAATATGTTTTGCACCGTCAAATTTAATAATTGAGTTTGATGGTGAGTTCCATAATTCAGCACTGTATAAGTGGCCATCATAAAAGGCTTGTTGTACAGCTGCTTGATATTTTTCGGCATAATTAATTGTCATTTATCTATACTCCTTTAAATACGTCTACCATAGCTTGGGTTGCATCAGATGCAGGAGGATTACCGTTTTCTGGATTATAATTTTGCTTAGCTCCATCATCAAAAAGATAGGCGTCAGATTTGTGTAAAGATTTAATTTGATCGTCTAAACCTGTCAAATTGCCATCATCATCAAGCTTAATTTCGTCCATATTCAAAAGGCCTCTAATAGCCTTGTTATTACGGACTTTAGCCTTGCTTAGTGATTGGTCAATTGCACTATTTAAACGATTAGCAGCAAGTTTTTGAGTAAGCTCAGCTGTATCCTTATCATACTTGCTCTTTAAATCATTAAATTGCTTAGTCAAGTCTTCATTATCCTTAACTTGAGTACGCAACTTCTTTAAATCCTTATCTCTTTCACTCATCTGGGACTTAAGAGCTTTATTCTCTTCTAAGATTTCAGCATTGCTAGCACTTGCTTTATCCTTAGCGTTTTGAATGTCTTCGCCATTTAAATCCATGATCTTTTTAATCTGCTCTTCTTGTAATCCAAGCTCTTCTAATTGTTTTCTTTTCATTGTTCTATCCTTTCACACGTTTTATACGAGTTCGCCTCTCATAAGGTCATACAAAAAGAGCAGTTTAACGACTTACTCAGGTCAAATATTAAGTTTCTCTCAAAACAGCCTCATAATAATCATTCCAAAGTTTTAGGAACTTGTTGATAGTCTTTTTTGGGAGAACTTAAACTTTTCAGCATATTTAAACCAATAATTTTAATGCCAGATACTTTCTTCCAGTCCTGATATCCTAAACGCTTTTGATAACGCTTTTGATTAACGGACTTATTCCACTCACTGTAATTCATATCCTTAACATAAACGCTTTTACCTGTTTTAGGATCTCTACTCCAGCGAGTTTCAACATCTGGTAAGTCTTTATCATAAGGAACAGTCGTACATCTACAATAAGGGTGAATCAAAGGATAGTTAATACCCTCTTTTTTATCTTTGACATTAAAAATTCGCTCATCTAAGTGGGCGCATTGGTCACAAGTGTGGCTTTCTAATGTAGCTAAATATTGGTATTGTTCAATATCACTATCTTTATAAAACTGTGCTGTTGCTTCTTCGGCAGCGTGTCCCATTTCAGTGATAACTAGCCTATGCAAATCTCGATCAGAAACCTTTTTAAACCGATCTCTCATCATCGTAACAACCTTGCTTGGAGAATAACCAAATAAAGTGGCTCTCAGCATTGTGTCAGTTAACTCATCAGGAAGAATTTCAGTGTATTCTTTCCAAATTCGTTTGCTAAAGTCGCTACCTTTCCAAGGACTGTAAACAATATTTTCTAATTGCTGTTCATTGAAATGATTTAGCTTGATATCTAGTTGACCAGTAGCTCGATACTTGTCGTAAGCATGTAAGTAATAGCTATTCTGGTACTGTTTAGCTAAGCCTTTTTGCATTCTTAGCTGTTCGGCCATGCCGTACTTCTTAGAAAACTCAACCATTTGTTCATGCAACTGTTGAAGTCTGAAAATACGGCTTTTGTAGTATTCAGCATTTAACTCTTTTTCATAGCCACCAGCCTTAGCTTTTCTTTCAAATTCTTCTAGGGTCATAGACCACTTAGTTGAGTTAATATTACCCAAAACACTAGCAGCTTGTTTCAAGCCAACATGGTTCTCATTAGCATATCTTTGTAAGTAAACTAAAGCTTCCTTTTCAAATTCATGCTCTAAACGTCTCAGTCGAACTTGCATAGCAGCTTCATAATCTGCTGACGATTCAAGTTGCTTTTTCTTTTCAGCGATAGCACGTTTGCGCCAGTATTTACTACTGTTCATCGTTCACGCCTTTACCGTTTAGCTCGTCAGCTTGGTTAGAATATGGATCATTTTCTTCTTTATCCTTGGCTAAGTCTTTCAGTTCCTGTTGCCAATCATCAACAATAGGATTAGCTTTAGCAACTGCTTCTTTAGAACTGTAATTTGCTACAGTAGAAACTATTTGAGCCTTAGTCAAGCTATCCTCTACCTTAGTTCTCGTCCAATGTTGCGATATATGGCGCTTGTCAGCATCTGAAAAGTTAAGGTAACGCATGATTGCCCGAACTAATTCATTAATAGCATGTTCAAAGTAAGTTTGTGTTTTAGCAGCCTTTAATTCTAAGTGAGAATACAGCATCTTGATTGCTACACCAGAAGCATTTGAACTCTCAAAGTTAGCTGGATCAATTCCTTGACCAAACAAAAAGATATTTTTACGGGTTATCTTAAGTGCATCATCACGAGCTTCAACAGGAATATCAATTTGTAGCTTGTCAACGCCACTATTATCCCCGTTACCTGTATTATTAATCTTAATAGACTTATATTTTCTTAAATCGTTCATAAATTGATGTAAGTCAGCACCGCCATAGTTGGTTAAGACAAGAATTACAGTTTGAACATCGTCTAAGTCATTAATAAATCCGTTGTAGATATCATCGTAAGCGTCAATTAAGCCCTTATACTTGTTAAGCTCAGGCAATCTGTACTTATTTTTAGAAAATTCAATAAAAGGAACACGTCCAAAGTTGTGTTTTAAGGTGTTTGACTGTCCTGTTTCATATCCTGCACTTAAATCATAAGAAGTAATGATATTGTAAGGCTCAATCACTGTGCTATCGGTTGCATTTGTCCTGAAGAATTGTGCTTCTTTATCCGTCCAATATTCGTGAACCGTGAAATACTTACCACTATCAGGATCTAACTGCTTGTAACTTCTTAGAATACCCAGCAACTTATTATCCAACGTTGTTGCATAAATAGGAGTGATCTGGTCAGGTTGGATAATTCCATATCTGAAATTGCCATCTTCATCAATCCAGTAGTGCAACCAAGCTCGACCGGCATTTGAACTATCTACTAACAAGCCGTTAAGCGTCAAAGCACGATCATCACCTAAGACATCAATAATTTTCTTGTTATCGGCATCTTTTCCTACATCAATATCAGGGAAGACAGAAGCAACATAACCAGCTTCTTGGTCTACCAGTAGTTGGTAAAAATTAGATGGAATACGATTATCAGCACTTCTTAAAGGATCTTTCTTGCCCTCCTTATTAAGCTTAGCTTTACCGTTGTTTCTAGTAGTAATATCAGTCTTATTCTCATAATAATTTACTGCTTGTTTGTAATTATTGATTAGATCATTTCTACTAGTAGAAGTGTTTTGTATTAACTTCTTTAATGCGTCTAATTCCAAGGTATGAAACCTCCCTTCTTGTTTCTGCTATAAATTGCATATCTAATAGCGTCTAGCCTGTCGTTGTGTCTTACATCATTTTCTTTGAGTGGGAGCCCTGTACTTTCGTCCCAAGCATATTGATATATCTCATCAAGTAAGCCACTTGACGCTGTATCAACCACATAGAACTTTCCCTCACGCATTTTCCTTGCTACGCATTCAATTCCGGGCAACACATTCTTATTTGCGTTGATACAGTTCAGCCCGTTGGATTGAAACTCGTTCACGTTATCAGGTCTTGCCGAATCAGCATAAAAAATAAGATTGCGCCCGAACCTTGTCTGTAAGTTCTGTGCAACCTTAACCCAGTAATTAATGAACTTGTGCTTCTGTGTGTAGTCTTCCAAGACGTAAGTGTTACCGTCCTTATCATCGCCTAATAAGATGATCGGATTAGGGTGTTCATAACCCCAGTCAACGCCAACATAGTAATCTAAACCATCTGGAACACGATTTTTAGGAATTACCATTGTATCTTTATTGAAATCTTGGTAGACAATTCCGTCACCTGTAACCCACTGACCTAAAATACCACGGTCATAAAACATTCCTCTTGGAGTAGCAGCCTTAATTGACTCAACATAATCTTTAGAAAGAAATGTATTGTCATCTATTGTAAACGTAAATGACTTTATACGTGCTTTTGGATCATGATTATCAATGTAATCAGTTTTAAGCCAATGCGTCGGTATATCTGGGTTTGTATCGCAAATAATGCGTGCGCCTTCAATAGAGCAACGTTGCAAAATTTCTTGAAATACATCATGTGTAGCTAAACTAGCTTCATTTACATATGCCCCATAGCTTGTCATACCACGAATAAAACCAACACCACGGATTGAACCAGTATAAGATGGGACTATATCAATTCCAAATAAATGGTAATGACCATGTCGATCAGTTTTCATTGTGATACCAAAATACGACTCAATTGCACTGATAACGTTGGTATAAATTGAATTAGAACTATATCCTGCCAGTATGTACTGCGGATGTGGATCTTTTCTTTGAATTGATAGACGTGCTATTCTTTTAAGCTCCATAATGAACAAATAATTATTCATGATTGTCTTACCTGCACGAAAAGCACCAGTTAAAATGAGAAATTTCCAATCATCATGTAAATATGAATTCAGAACTTGTTGTTGCTTATTTGTTAAGATCTCGTCTATTCCCATCTTTATTCTCCTCTCCTACAAGTTTATTAATTAAATCATCAAGTTGTTCAGTGTTTTCACTACCTAAACGTTCAGCAACTGCAGCCTTGGCTTCCGATATACGAGTATCTGCAATAAGTTTTTGAAGTTTTTGTTTCTCAATAGGATCGACTAATGGATATCGCTTCATAATTTCTTTTGAAGCTGTAATTTTGTCCTTAAAAGAAGGCTTCTTTTTAATTACAACCACATCATCGGCAGTAGACATTGGAACTTCTTCAACAACTTCATCTCGAAGTACCTTGGTATAAAATTCTAATATCTCTTTGGCATCAGCAATTTTATGAGACTCAATTTCAGCCATTTTAGCGTCAATATAGGATTTAAGTTCAGGTTTATTCAGGTTTTCATTACCAATTGAATACGCTGTTCTTGGAGAATATCCCGCCTTAATTGCTGCATCTTTAGCATTTCCAGACTTAATGTACTCATCACAGAATAATCTCTGTTTAGCGGTTAACTTCCATTCCAAAACATTTCACCACCACCTTAATTTACGTAAAATAAAAAGCCAGCTTATGCTGACTTAAAAATCATAAATTTTCCAGACAAAACTTATATTGTTTATCGTAATCTTCAAATTCATCAATTATATTAATGCTAGATAATATCTCTCCATCTTTAGCTACTAAATTAATTAAAATATTTTGACCACCAATCCCAACCCTTTCTTTAGTTTTTTTGTCGTCAATATTTTTTTCGATTTTCATTAGTTCTTTGAATATATGAATTTTATTATTTGAATCGCTATTAAGCAAATAATCTATCGCTTCTTCACACTGAGGCTTTAATATCCAATTAGGATTTGAATAACTTGCGATCTCCTGAATACCAAATTTATTAGTGCTCCTAAGAGCATAAGCATGTGTATTCATATCTTCATCAAAGCCGAAGATATAAATTGTTGTGTCTGTATTTACTTTTTCAATATTATTTTTTAAAACATCTCGAATTATTAGACTAAATGTTTTAACTTCTTTCGATAAAATTGATCTAGATCTATCAAAAGCTAGTCTAATAATTGAAAAATCTCCAGTTCCACACAATATGCTTTGAGTAAAAGGATAATATTCAAATTTTTGAGTAAAGTAAGATGGAATAGTTTTTCCGTTGTTGTTTTTTCTCGATGCTAAAGTATCCATAGATAAAATAATACTATTAGGACTAATTTCAGCATTTAAAGCAGTCATAAAATCACCTCAATAACAATTATAAAAAAATCAATTTCGAAATAATAGGATTTATTCTTTGAGATGAATATAAATTTAAGCTAACTAAGTCCAACAATGGTAAATATTTTAGAACTACTGCTAAAAATTTCATAAAAGCCTTCATAAAAAAAGAGCTGGCCTTTCGACTAGTCATTATAAAATTAATTATTTTTCCCATCATTCGAATCATTTATCTCCGAAGGATATTCATAATTCATTTTTAATATCATTTCGCAAAACTTTATAATCTTTTGTGCATCTTCTTTAGTATTAACTTGTATTTCATGAGTTGCTTCGTTGCCGTATTTTCGAATTTGATCAACCCAATCATGACTTTTAACACTTACAAAATGATTCTCATTTAAATAATTTACATATTCAACAAATTTAAGATTATCTTTAGCCCCTAAATCTACAGCAACATGCATTAATAACTTTCTGCACAATAGAACTACTCCAGTAAAAGCATTTGCACCGTAACAACTTCTAGCTTCTTCATAAACATCGTTTACATCTTTAGGAACTCCACTAACTGCTACCCCATATCTATTTCCTGGTACTTGAATATCATCATAAATAAAAGTAGGCATATAACAATTAGTACATATATACACACCAATACTTTCTGTCGGATTTACTCTACCTTGATCTACAAGAGGCATTCCTTTATCACTAGAAACATACGCTCCACAGTAACCGCATGTAAAATTTTTGCTAATCATATTGTTTTTATTCCATCTTATATAACCATCAATAATATTATTTGTAAAAACATTCATTTTATTTAGCCTCCATTCGTTTCAAAAATAATTATAAAAAAGTCAAGCCTAATTAAAAGACTTGACTTTTTGAAACGAATGGAATTATTTAGTCCTAAAAAGGACTACAGCAACTGATGGAATCGAACCACCTTCTCAAGCACATTGTTTAACTGTACACGCTTTGTTCTCCCATTGAACTAAGTTGCTATAAAGATTAGCCTTAGTGGCTTAAAACTAAGCATTTCAAAACTAAAGCTAATCATAATTATGCTCTTAAAGGACATTCTTAAAGAATGCATGTATGCGCAGCTAACACAGAGCAATAGCCTAAATGTTAAATACATAAATATAGAGAGGAATTCTATTAATGCGGTGAATTAATTTTCATTAACTCACAATATATATTTAACCATACCTAAAGACTATTGAAGTACCATAATTATACCTTCAAAGTACCCTTACTTATATTTATGAAGATCAACAATAGGTTCACAGTTATTAAACCTTTGCCAGTAATCGAAGCTATCTGCAACCACAATTGGAACTTCTTTATAGCCCAATTTCTTAGCAGCCTTGTACCGTGTATGACCAGCTATGATTACCCCCCCATTATCGACAACTATGGGCTGTTGCCAGCCAAATTCCTTAATAGAATTAGCTGCAGCGTCAACTGCATCATCATTATTTCTAGGGTTGTTCTCATAAGGTTTAATCTTATTAATTGAAACTGTCTCAACTTTCATACTTAACTCCTATTCCTTGAAATAAACACTATAAAACAAAAAACGAGCTAATCTATAGGACTAGCTGGGCTCGAACCAACAATACACAGGATCAAAACCTGATGCCTTACCAATTTGGCTATAGTCCTAGAATGCTCTGTTAGGTACAGAGCTAAACCAGATGCAATTCTGTAAATTAAAATCAGACAAACAAAATATATTCGTGATCTGAATAATATTATTTTTACGCCTGCTTTCCGACAGGCAATGGGCAGGCGAGGAATTGAACCCCGCTACATAGTTGTGAAAGAAAATTCCTCTTTTCTTTCTAAATTCCAAATTGTGCCACTCTACCCACGGCAGTTGCTGCTGCGGGCCAGCCAACAACGCCCCAGCTCTTCCCACGCTCTCCTCGAAACCGTTGAGGGTCATGGCATAGGATCTCCCTAGGCAAACTATTATATACAATAATCAACAATGGACTACCGCCTAGGTTATCAAGCAAACAGGAGTCGAACCCGATTGCCTGTATCAAATAAAAAAAGTAAATAAGAAAAAGTAAAAAATAAAAGAATTGTAAGCCAAAACCAAAAAATTCATTTAGAGGAATGTTTATCGCCTGAGTTTAATCAGGCTATAACCGCCAGTCGGATCGAACAATCTGCTAACGTCTACCAAGAACGGTTACTTTAATTCGTTACTTACCGAAACAAATTAAGATCTTCTGTATTAATTTCGAAAGGAGATTTTTTCGAACGTACCGCACGTAGTACTGTCGAGGTGTCGTCGAAAGATCGTAACCACCACGTCTAATCTTTCGACAATAACAATTTATCATGAAATGAACGCAAGCAGTGCGCAAGGTTTACGCAAGCTTTACGCACGACTAATTTTTCCGGATCTTAATCTTATCCGGCCATACTGTTTTGACCTTTTGGCTGAAAACTCTTAAGTCGGGTAAATCATCAACACCAAAGTATCTTTTCCAGTAAAGCCATCTATCAGCGAACTCACACTGAGCATTAATCTTCTTAGTATCAATTGACCTAGTCGACAGATTAACTGTAGCTGCTACATCAACAATGCGTAACTGGTCAATGTACGTTCCAATCAAGATACGTCTGTAAGGCTTTAATGCTGTATCGGTGCAATTATCCATTGTCCGATAAATTGCTGCACAGACCTTTCTAGCAGGATCAGCAATATCAATATCGTCTTGTGCTTCGTCAATGAAATTCTTCTCAACGCCATTCTTGTTCGTTGATCCAGGTGCAAATGATAATTGAGGGCTTGTAAGCTGATTACGGTGTAAGCCAGCTAAATTAAGATAGCTCTGAAAATTAATAGTCAGGAACTTATCCACCCTTTTAGCTGTAGCTTTTAAATTTGGCTGTAATCCTAAGTCAATCTGATACACACTTACACTCCCTCTCGTCTTCTAGTTGTTTAGTTACTTGCTTTATTCGCTGCAAACATATCAGTGAATATTCGGTCAGTGATCTCATAAGGATCTTCATCTTCGGGACAATGGTGCTTAGCATACTTCAAGATGTTCAAGTACATCATGACTGCTGTTTCATTGCCTACTTCTAAATCGTTCCTAGTTTCGTCCATCATTCGACCTCACTTTAATTTCATGCTCAATCAAAGGCAGCAGCTCCTCAGCTTTATCTTCGTCAATCATTTCTTCGATTGTTGGCTCTATAATATTTTCAAAATTCTTGATGTTTGATTTAAGCATTGATCTAAAATTCTTAAGTTGTTCTGTCTTAAAATCCTTATACGTATAAGGATTTACTTCATGCCCGTATAGTTTCATTGCTAGAACTCCTTGTCAGGTTCTGATAATGCTCTCTTCAACTCTTCATCAGTTATTTTTGTTTCTTCAGCTACTCTTAAGTCCCAGACACCATCGCCCATGTATGTCAAAATGTCATCATAACTGAAAGAACACATATAGCCGTATTTAGTATGAACTCCCCATACACAGTTAACTGCAAACTTTCTTGGATCAAATTTCAACAGACCGTTATCTTCTAAGAAACTTCTAGTATATGTGTCTTCAAAATCTTCTCTCGTTCCTCTAGCCCCAATCTTTAACTCAATAGCCATAGTTATCTCTCCATTTCTTGCAATACTCTTCAACTTCTTTGTCATAATCTACTGGCTTAAGTGAACCGTCTTCTTGTACGTGATACCACTTGCCTTTTTGATACTTCAAATTATTGCTCATAGACAAAATACCACAAATCCGACAGCTCCTAAACAGATCAACATCCCTGCTACAGTGATTAACTCGGCACTATACTTCATAGCTCTAAATCCTTGTTCAATTTAGACTTAACTAATACCATTGGTCCTTTATCAATTTCAGAGATTTCAATTTTTGCTACTGTCGATAGATCTACATACCCATATCCATGAATTCCGTTAAAAGTTAAAATATCGTTCTTTATTCCTCCTCCGTATTTATCTAACTTTTTTGCAATATGTTCCCACAGATGTTCTTTACTATTAGCAACTGCAATAGAATCAGTACAGCCATTCTTAAATATCAAATTGACAAAGCAAATTTGATCGCTTGCCTTAATCTTTTCCATTCTAATCACCCATATCTCTCTTAATTCTCACGTCAACTCTTGCACGCTCGGCATACCTTTTTTTGACTAACAAGGTTGTTACTTGCTTGTCGTCATGATAAACACCTCTCATAACTTCAACCATTTTGTGAAGTCGTTTATCACGCCTCATCTTTGGGTTCATGCCGTCCATGATGATTTTGCCCACGTTATCAGCATCAGGCTTCTTAGTTGGCAGTTCTTGGTTAGCTAAACATAAAGCCTTACTTTTCTTGCTTAAACTCTTCGGTACTTCAAAATATGCCATGATCTTAACGTCTAAAGGTTCATCTTTATCAAATATTCCTTTGAAACTATTAATCGCTGTATACCTGACTAAATCCTCATATCGTGCAGTCTTAGCTGGCGTGTAAGTTACCGTTCTAGTAACTCTCGGTCTTGCCTTACCAATCGGCGGTCCTTCAATCGTAAAGTTAACTCTCATAAACTCCCCACATACATAATTAATATTCCTAATAGGATTAAGAGTGCTGCTACAAAAATCCAATCAGGCATCTTACTTATCATCAAACAAATCCAATGAATATACTGTATTTTTCAGTTTAGGCATAATATAGTTTTGACCATAAACCGTGTAGTCTACTGCTCTTTCTCCATCCTCATCTGGTCCAATATAGCAACTAATTGCTTGATTATTTTCTAATGGTAAAACCACATTGAAAACATCTTTTTCAGGATCTAACTTATGCTGTTTAGCAAGCTTGCTCACATAGTCATAAATAATCTTTTTAGTTTGATCAATAGTAATTTCTCTCATAGTTTCCTCTTGCTTATCTTTTGTCTTATCTACAATTTCCATAATTAATCCTCCACAACTAGATGAGCATTTACTTTTTCAACGCAGTCCCATGTTTCCTTAAATGATGCAATCATTCTGTTAATTTCTTTGTATTGAATATTTACTTGATCGCTAAAATATCCATCTCCTGAGAGTAAGCCCGGAACTCCATTTAGCGATACAACTGAATATTTACCTGAAATAGGTTCTTGTACGATCATTCCAAAGTCTTTAATGTTTTGATCGTAATTTTCAAAATAAATCACATCTCCTTTTTCCCATTTTTCCTCTTTCTCGTCTTTACGTTTATCTATAACTTCCATTTGCTTAACCTCCAACTACTTCTCTAACCACGCCATGAAGCACCTTAGCAACCTCACTGGCTTCTTTCTTATCTATGAAGATTGACTGAACAAATCCAGCTGAACGACCTGTCGTGTCTAAGATTTCAACCATGTACATATCAGGAACTGAGTACCAGCGATATTGTTTAGCATCTTCGATGATTTTCTCTAAATCGTGATTTTCTTCAAGCATTCTGTTCTCCTAGTTATTACATCCATACCTAATAATTCAGCAATTTGTAAAAGAACATCATAATTTGCTTCTTTCAAATCTTTCACATTCATAGAATGCGACTTGCCATCTTCGGTTACCGTTACATTGTTCTTCAAATCGTTAATATCTAAAAGATAAGTTAAACCAGCTTTAATATTTTCAATTTCGTTCATCGTGTTAGTCCTTTCTAAACGTTCAAAGTTGATACCATAACTTTTTGATAAGTATCATCAAATTTTCCTCTTAGCGCTTTGTTAATAATGTGCTTCTGACTTTAGTGTTACCCACGTTTGAGAATATCCTCTGCCGTCTTTGGTCAAATTATGCGTAATTCTAAATAGACCTCTTTTAACCATCTGTGTCATCGGTACATTCCAGCTATGATTAAAACTTGAAAGATATTTTTCTTCTCTAAGCAACTGGAATAGCTGATTTCTCCCAATTACAAAGCCATTTTGAGTTAGAATTTCAGCTAATTCGCCAACAGGGATTGCATGATGGCTATATCTAATAGCCTTAGCAAAAACTACATCATCAGCATCTTTAGCAATCTTAGCTGCTTGTTTAGCATTTGCTTCTTTTAGTTCTCTCTTTTCAGTTTCCAGCAACTTCACCCGATTGTTAGCGATAGTTAAGGCGCGTTGCATAATCATGTCCGGATTATTCCACTTCTTTACAACTTCGATTAAGTATTCTCGATATTCCTTGCCCTTTGAGGTACGGCTCAAAAGACACAGCTGCTTAGTCATATCAATTGTGAGTGCATAGTCCTGAAGCTCAATGCTACCGCGGTTTTCTCTAGGTGTACTTATAAGTACACGTTGGAAATCACTATTTTCTTTAAAGTCATTGCTGTTCTGTTCCCACCAAGCGGAAAATCTTCGCTTGATACCTAATCCTTTATAAAGATCTCTCGCACTTACTAGCTGTTGGTCATTCTGTACACTAACCTTGATTAGCTGCTCCATTGCTTTTACCTCTTTTTTTAACTAACTCATATTTTTCAACATTTAAGAATTTCTCAAACTCTTCGTTCTCTCTTAAGCGAGTTATCTCTTTGCAGGTTTTATCTAGAGTGAGTTTAAGATCAATGTAATTTTCAAATGCTCTACTAATCTTGTATGTTTTTAAATTGATCAATCTTAGTTCGTAAGTGTGAATAATCATGAAAACATCTGGATATTTTTTATTTTTGAAGTGAACTTTTAAGATATCGCCAGGGTAGAGCAATAACTTTAATGCTGATTTGTTATTCATCGTCTTCGTCCTCATCTTCGCTTACTGCATTTTTTAAAATAGTAAACAAGTCGATGTCTTCTGGAGCAACCCCTAATTCTTCTTGAAGGAACATAACTACATTCTTCCTTGTTTCATCTAGTTCTTTGTTCACTTTGTCTTCTTTACCTAACTTGTTAAATGCACTAGCAATAGCTAAGTCATCAACTGCTTCTAGTAAAGAACCAAATTTGATATCTCTAACTGATCTAGTTCTAAGTTCCAAAGCTTTTGCTGTTTGTTTTAAACATTTAATGCAATCTTCTTTATCAATATCTGCAAACATATGGCTAAAAGAAGCTGTATCAAATCCTACCCACCATTCGCCATCTATGTGCAAATTACCTGCATAGGTAACTCCGCCAATAAATTCTTTAAATTCGTATAACTGATTGAAATAATCTTCATTGCCCATATTTACCTGATCTAGCCAAATGCGTGGATCGGTGTGATGTAGTTGAATATAACCAGTAAAGTACTTGCCCCAAGGCATATTCATCTCACAAACCATAATTCTTCTGTCATATACTACTTCGTTGTAAACTACATTTTTCATAATTATTTCTCCGTCATATCTGAATTAATTAATAGCTGCCCAATCTTTGACCAGTTAAACTCTGGGCGTGTTTGTGGGTATTCTTGGCTGAGCATATCCGTGATACGCTCATATGCTTCTTGTTCTTCTGCGTTCAGATCATCAATAGTTAGTGTCGATCTGTCTTTAGAAATGCCTAGTAAGTAGTCAACGGGTACGTTGAAAAAATCAGCTAGCTTTTGCCAAGTATCTAATTTTGGTTCACGTTTATTAGTTTCATACTGGCTTAATGTGCTGTTGCGCATTCCTACTTTTTCTCCTAACTCTCTAAGAGTTAGATTTTTTTCGTGTCTTAATTCTTTAAGCCTATTTTGCATGGTGTGGTTACCTCCCGTACTCTCTGAAAATTGCGTTACGTTCTTCTCGCGTCATTTGTAGTGTTGTTTGCGATTGTTGTTGCTGAACCTTATCCCAGTTAGTAGCCCTTCGAACTGGCTTATTTCTAAAATTGTTTCGTGGAATAGGTCCTGTATCTGGCTGATTTAGATATGCTTCAAACTTAGTTCCAAAAAGAGTTTCTGGTCTTAAGTACTGAACCATGTTGCCATCTTGTAGCCATTCAGCACACTTCTTGTCTATAACAGACTTAAAGTCAATATCAGTAAAGCCCTCGTTGTATCTAGCTTTAATTAGTCGCCTAGTAGCTTTAGAAGTTGGACGATAATGTGAATTAGTCTTTCTGTTTAAGTAATCGATAATTTTTTCGTAAGGTATTTTTTGAGATTTTTGTTTTGGTTCGGGGTCGACGTTCTCTGAACTCGACAATTTATCTATATCTTCTTCTGTTCTATTAATTGTTTTATTATATTGTTCTATTTGGGTATCATCAGTGTTACCCCCCTCATAACATGAGTGATATGGGGTTTTTAACACAGATGTTATGGGGGTACTATCATCAGTGTTACCATCCCCCCTAGCATCAGTGTTAATAGGTACAGGGCGCAATTCAATTTTTCTCCCCTTAACAGCTCCCGTTTTTTCATCTTTGACTATTGTTGTTTTTATGTAATTTAATTTTTCAAGCTCTCTGACACATCTAATTACAGTTTGTGGAGTGCATCTTAAGCGCTTTGCCAAAGCCTTGTTACTCATATAGAAGCTACCTGTAACATTAATCATTGAAAGAACTTCTCCATATAGCAATATCGTTTTATCGCTTTTAATTCGTTCATCATGGGCTACACTTGCAGGAATATTAAGAAATAATCTACTTCCGGTAAATTCTTCTGCCATGTTTGTACTCGCTTTCTAAGAAATTGCATCTTCAATTGCTTTTTCAACTTCTGGATCTTTGGCGTAGTCAGGAATGCCATTAGCTTGTTTTTTCTTGTTAGCAGCTATAGCCATTTCAGTGAACTGTCTTACTGCTTCGCCATCGGCTGAATTTTCCTTGAGCTTTTCATGCCACCACTCAATCGGAACACTTGTCTTAGCGTCAAGTCCCATCTTCTTTTGCTTATCGCATTCGGTGTAGATGGTGACTAAGAACTTCTTTTCTCCGTTATAGTCAGCTTGATACCCGTACAGTTGATCTTTAGTCATTTTCTTCGGCTTGCTCAGCGTTGCTTGTCGCCTTGCTGGTTTTTGTGCAGGCTTAGGGACTGTCTGTTTCCGTTGGGGTTGTTCAGGTAAATCTTCCCCCGCATAAACATCTAAGCCTAATCCTGCAAATGCTAAGGCTTTAACTAAGCAACGCATTTGAGTTTTATTGATTTCAAAATAAGTCGGTTTAGCTATAACTTTATTTCGATAATCCATTACATAAAGTTTGGAACTATAGCTTTGATCTTCTATAGTTACTGTTACTTCTACCTCAGTTCCTGCTATAGTTTGTCTATAATCTACATTCCTGCCAGTTGCTAGCCAGCTCTCTTTAGTAAGAACATATTCAGGAAATTCTTTGATCTGATATGTAGCATCAGGATATAGGCTCTTAACCAAGCCCCAAGCTTTAGCCCAGCTTAGGTAATTTAGGTTTCCTTTCTTTTCTAAAAGTGGCTTTACATCAACCTTTGCTAAGGTTTCATATACTGATTTTTTCTTGTCGGTCATAGTGGTTACTCCTTAGGTTTCTGTGATAATGCTTGCTTCATCACGTCTTGACGTGCGTCTTCTGCAATTTCTCGTAAGAAATTGATCTCTGCTCCTAAAGTTCCTCCGGGGAAACTATCATCAATTTTCGGCTTCAACTTATTGATCCAGTTAATACCTTGCTGATATGATCCTTGAGTTAAAGCTTCAGCAGCTATCTTCTTTCTCCAATCGCTAGCTTCTTTTTCCAGTTTGTATTGCCAAGTCATGTACTCTTTTTCAAATCCGGCATGTTTAGAGGTCATCAGTAGTTACCCTCCATTCCATCAAAGAAGTCTAAGACATCGTCTTTCCAAATATCATCGTATTGATCAACAGTGGCTAAGTATTCGATCAATTCTTTCTTGTCCCAGCCTGTACGACTGATATAGTTATCAATTCCTAGGCTGAAAATTTGAGTTGTTACGAAATGTTTGAAGCTCAAATAATCGCAATCACTATCGCCGATAGTAACTAAGTTCCAGCCTTCAAATGCTGAACTAATGCCTTGATCTGCTAGTCTTCTTTGTTCTTCTTTCAAACGCTGCTCCCTAAAAGTTGCAGCCTGCGCTGGTGTCATGATCTCAATCATTGTGGTATAATCTCCTTAGAAATTAATTTTGATATACTATTTTCTTAGTCGTTACTGATTGCAGTCGGTAACGGCTTTTTTGTTGCCATCAAAGCTATTTCGAATTGTTTTTCGTATTCGTCAATTGCTAGTGGCGATCTATCTTGTCTAGCAAAAAATGCGTTGCTATTGCTGATTAATCTTGCTTCTAATGTCATCTTTTCCACCTCCTTAAAGGAATACTCTCCAGAAGTAATAGCCCAACATAGTGATACATATAACCCCTGCTGCAATTACTTCTGAACACACAATTGCAACTAGCCAATGCTGTCTTCTTACGCTTCATTGCCAGCGATCTCCAATCGTTACTAAATCTGTAAGTGCTGCGTTAATTTGCTCTTGCTGTTCCTTAGTACCTACCTTTTTAAACATATCGGCTAACTGAATAACACTTTCTAAGGTGTTACCTAAATAGGCAATTTCAGCCGATCCATCTTTGTTAACAACAATCTGTTCATCTTTGATGCCAATCTGATATTCAGCATCTTTCTTCCACTCGAATACGCCTCTTGATACCAATTGTCTAATTACGTCGCCCGTTGTAACCTTTATCATTTTTCTACCTCCCAAAATCTTTCTTAATACTTGCATTCCAATCAATGCGGTGATAGTTTTCTTCAATCCACTTTTTAGCGTCTTTTCTAAAAATGATTGTTTTCTTGCCGTTGTGTGGGTTAACTACAAAACCACCATTTTCGAAATCAATTTCCTTTTTAAACTTATCGAAAACATACAACCTTACCCACTCTTGACCTTTACCTCCGCAATACTTTTTTCGGAACTCATCAATGTTAATTGTTGCGCCCTCTGCTTCTTCCTTTTCCTTATCAAATAAAGCTTTGATAATCGGCTTAAAGATAACTATGAGAGCATCTTTATTAATTAGCTCAGGCATTTAATCACCTACTTTATTATCACTATTTGTTTCTATTTTGTAACAACTTTATAAGCTTTAGTAGTAATTAAATTTAAAAAAATATCCTGCCCCTTGATATTAAATAATTTTGCCATAGCTTTAATATACTTGGGCTTTGGAATTGTTTCTCCTCTCTCCCACCTTGAAACTGTAACATTAGTAACGCCTAATCGCTTTGCTAATTCAGCTTGCGTAAGCCCAGCTCCAACTCGTAAGCTTTTAAGTTCCCGCTTCATTTTATCAACTCCTTTATCAACTTACATATATATTATATACATCATAGTTTATAATGTAAACACTTTTTACTACTTTTTTTACTTTTTAAGTTACCACCTATGTCTAAAGTATCATACTTTAAGTACAATAGTTGATAAACGGAGGTTGAAGAGCATGATTGGCGATAGAATACGTGAGTTGAGGACATCTCATAGACTCTCACAAACAGAACTAAGCAAATTATTACATGTATCTCAACAAACTATTACTAAATGGGAAAATGGGAAAGCTGAGCCCTTCAAGCGGTGCTTTAGCTAAACTAGCTGAATACTTTGATGTGTCAGCTGATTATTTATTAGGTTCAGATAAAACTAGTGAGCCTAAATCCGTTGACCTAGAAAAAGATCCTGTCGTTCTTAGTTACGGTGGACGCCCTGTTTCAGAAGAAGATATGGACGTTATCAAAGCAATTCTTGAAAGACATAAGAATGATGGAGACGTTCACTACGAGTAATGCCATGTACAATAATGATTTGCTAATCTATATTTGTAATTTAATTGAAGATCATCATCTTTCTTACATACTATCCCGCTTAGAAGACAGACATTTCCGTTCTAGGTATCTTCCTAAACAAAAAACTATCATTATTAATACAAACTGGTGGAATCCACCAGAAATTCCATTCATGGCTGCTCACGAATTAGGGCATTATATAAATGGCGATAAAGGTGTTATGTACTATGACCATACTTATAAATGGCAAGAACATCGTGCTTTTAATCGCAATGATGATGCTTTTAAGGAAGATCAAGCTGATCTATATGGATTAGATCTCATCTGGAATTATGCTTCTTCCCAAGGATATACCTGTGAAGACCCTGGAGAATTTATGCTACAGTTTGGAATTCCTGAGAGATTGAAAAAAGTGGTTGCCCAAAAATTTGAAAGCAATAATGACTTACTATTTTAACCTTTATAGTCCAAGACTGATGACTTAAAAAGCTGATGTTAAGGTTAGCTCATAGGAGGATTTTATGAAAAAGAAATATTTAGTTGCTGCTACCGGACTTGCCCTACTTGGCTTGTCTATGTCAGCTTGTTCATCTAATAGCGGTAGTAAAAGCGATTCTGCTACAACTTCCCAACAAAAGAAAAAGAATGAAACTATTTCTCAAAATAAAGAATTGAGAGAAAAGTTTGACCAAGTTAAAGTTGGTGAGTTAAGTAAGCACGGTGAAGGTGGCTCTACTATTCAAGATGTAGAGAAATTATTGGGAAAAGCTAACACTACTGACACCACTACTGTTGAGAGCTACAAAACCAAGTCTTATATCTGGAATAAAGGCGCAGTTACTGTGACCGTTCAATTCGAACCTGATAAAGTTGTTACTAAAGATATTACTGGCTTTAAATGGGGTAAACGTGACGAGAAACTTGATCTTGCTGCATTCAACAGTATTCAAGACGGCGCTTCATACGATGATATCGTTAAGAAATATGGCGAACCTGATAGCTTAAATGAGTCTTTACTTCTTGGAACTAAAACAGTAACTGCTTTATGGTACACAGGCATTAAAGGTAAAGGCGCTGGTGCAAATGCTTCTTTAACATTCGAAAACGGCGCATTGACCTCGAAGACTCAAACAGATTTGAAATAATTATAAGGCCAGTTAACGCTGGTTTTATTTTTACAGTTTTAGAGAACTAATGTTCTTAAAGGAGTAAATATGGGAGTTTACAAGGACAAAAAAACTAAGAAATGGTTCGTAAAACAATCTTGGTACGATGAACAAAAAGTACGGCACTATATAACTCGGCGTGGATTTGATACTAAAAGAGCAGCCGAAAAAGTAGAAAACAAAATTAAAACGCAGATTGATGAAGGCATCAATGTGGTCGAAAATCCTATTTTTGCGGACTACTACGACGATTGGGTTAAGACATATAAAGGGACTCCAAACGGTAAAAGCAATACTGTAGCCCCTAACACACTTACAGAGTATTTGTTACAAGGTAAAAGAATTAGAAATTATTTCGGCAGTTACAAAAAATTAAATCTATTAAAAGAACAGGCTATCAAAAATTTCATTAATGATTTCGGAAAAGATCATGCCAAAACTACAATGCGAAAACTGCACAACATCATTAAAGCCTGTGTTCGATCTGCTATCAATGATGGAATCATAACCAGAAATTTTACAGATGATATCTCACTTGCTTATAATCAGGATAAAGCTTATAAAGTTACATACTTACAAGATAAAGATATCCCTAGACTCTATAACTATTTGTATGAACACAGAAAACTCCAATATTCTTCCTCATACATGCTAATGTTAATGTTACTAACAGGTCTACGAGAAAGTGAAGTAGCTGGTCTAACATGGGATAATATCAATTTTCAAAATAATCTTATTACTGTTGAAAAAGCTGGGTTTATACTCAAAAAGATTATGGACCTAACAAAAAAACGGGCCCTCACAGAGAATTGTGAGTGTCCCGTCAAAATGATGGATTCCATCAAAGAATTAAAAAATAATCATAAGACCAAAGTTTTCTGGTCAAAAGCTCATAGATGCTTACCAGGCTCTAAAGGCTTAACAAGTGTATTACGCACTGCTCTTGATAACTTAAATATTAAAGCCGATGGATTTCATCCCCATTCCCTGCGTCACTCTCAAGTTGCCCTACTTCTTCAAGCAGATATATCTACATACGACATTGCCCAGCGTTTAGGACATGCAACAACTAAAACCACAGAAGAAACTTATGCCTACGAATTTGAAAAACATAGAGAATTAGTTAACCAGAAAATCAATGATGCTTTATCTAAAAAAATCGAAAATTAACTGTTTGGGGGTCATTTGGGGGTCAAAGCTAATTTTTCCATTTTTTAACTACCCTCAAATGCCTTGACATCAGTATGACCCCGGTGAGATTCGAACTCACCTCTACGGTTTAGGAGACCA